CGAATACGCTGACAACTGTTTATACAGTTCCTACGGGTTATTACGCCAAGTTTACTGTGATGTACATTCACAATACTGGTGGTTCGACTAAGCACATTACTGTTCAATGGTATGACGCAAGTGCTGCCACAACCTTGGATATTCTTACTAATTACGACTTTACATCTAAGCAATACCTTCAGTTTGATGGCAATGCTTATATCGTTTTAGAAGAAGGCGATAGAATTCAAATTACTACTCAAAGTGCAAGTACATTCAGTTTTATTGCCACATTTGAAGTATCAGGAGCGCAACGAACATGACCTACTTAGAACTTGTTAACGATGTGTTAGTTCGCTTGCGTGAAAGCACAGTATCTACTGTTGGCGAAACAACCTATTCTTCTTTGATTGGCAAGTTTGTCAATGATGCCAAGCGCCAGATTGAAGATTCCTACACTTGGAATGCCTTGGCTCAGACAGTTACTATTACCACTAGTTCTGGCGTAAGTTCTTATGCTTTGACAGGTGCAGGTCAGAAGTTTCGTGTTACTGATGCTATCAATACAACTAGCGTCATTACCCTAGATAACACCACTGTTGCGGATATGAACCGCAAGCTCAACTTTGGTACACCTTCACAGTCTATTCCTAGCGAGTTTTGCTATAACGGGGTAGATGGTAATGGCGACACAAAGGTTGACTTGTTCCCTGTCCCCAATGGCGTATATACATTGTTGTTTGACCTAATCATTCCACAAGCTAATCTCTCTGCTGATGGCACTTCAGTCAAGGTTTTAGACTACTTGGTGACACAAAGTGCCTATGCAAGGGCTTTGATTGAGCGTGGAGAAGATGGTGGAACTAACTCTAATGAGGCTTATGCTTTGTTTAGAGGGATGCTCTCTGATGCCATTGCGATGGAGTCCACTCGTTATCCTGAAGACAACTTTGTGGCGGTCTAATGGCAGCACAACTCCAAAGTTATAGTCTATCAGCACCAGGCTTTTATGGCCTGAATACTGAAGATTCTCCCCTTGATTTAGGGGCTGGCTTTGCTTTGGTTGCGACTAATTGCATCTTGGATCAGTATGGTCGTATTGGTGCTAGAAAAGGTTGGTCAAGGGTTAACTCTTCCTCTGGCAATCTAGGCGCTAATGATGTTGGTGTTATCCATGAGTTAGTTCAGACTGACGGGACTCTTACAGTTCTGTTTGCTGGCAACAACAAGATATTCAAACTTGGTACTGCTAATGCGGTTACTGAGTTGACCTATGGTGGTGGCGGTTCTGCTCCTACGATTACTGCGTCTAATTGGCAGACTGCATCCTTAAATGGCATTGCTTACTTCTTTCAAACAGGTCACGATCCTTTGATTTATGACCCCGCAGTAAGTACAACTACTTATCGCAGAGTGTCAGAGAAGTCTGGTTATGTTGCTACTGTTCCTCAAGCCAACATTGCTATCTCAGCATTTGGTCGCTTGTGGGTAGCTAATACATCTACTGACAAAGTAACTGTTACCTTCTCTGATCTGATTGCGGGTCATGTATGGGGTGGTGGAACTTCAGGCTCATTAGATGTTTCTCGTGTGTGGCCTAATGGTGCTGATGAAGTGATGGGCTTGGCAGCGCACAATGATTTCTTGTTTATCTTTGGTAAACGACAGATTCTTGTTTATTCTGGTGCTTCTACACCCGCATCCTTAGTTTTGAGCGACACAATTGGCTCTATTGGATGTATTGCAAGAGATACGATTCAAAGCGTTGGCTCTGATGTTATTTTCTTGTCAGATTCAGGTGTTCGCTCTTTGATGAGGACAATTCAAGAGAAGTCTGCACCCCTGAGAGACCTATCTAAGAATGTTCGTTTTGACCTAAATTCATCATTGGCAAGCGAAACATTGGCTAATTTGAAGTCTGTTTACTCAGAAAAAGAAGCCTTTTATCTGCTTGTTTTACCAGCAACATTCCAAGTTTATTGCTTCGATACTAAGCAATCTTTGCAAGATGGTGCTTCCCGTGTAACCAAGTGGGACTCAATTGCTCCAACTGCTTTGCGTTCTTTGCGTAATGGTGATTTGTATATTGGTAAGAATGGCTACATTGGTAAGTATGGTACTTATCTTGATGACACCACAACGTACCGATTTGCGTACTACACAAACAATGCTGACTTAGGAAACCCTAATCAGATTTCTATCTTGAAGAATATTACAGCCATCGTTATTGGTGGATCAAATCAGTTCCTAACGATCAATTGGGGCTTTGATTATTCTGGTGCTTATCGTGCAGAGAATATTTATATTCCTACGCAAACAAGTTATGAATATGGCACTGCTGAATACAACATTGCTGAGTACACAAGTGGCGTGTTAATTAAGACTCTTTCTGCCAATGCTTCAGGATCAGGAAAGATTGTTCAAACAGGGTATGAGACTACGATAAATGGAACATCATTTTCTCTGCAAAAGATTGAAATTCAAGCCAAAGATGGCAAAATAGGGTAAGAGGTAAACCATGAGTAATTACACCAAAACCACCAATTTCGCTACTAAAGACAATTTGTCTCCTGGCAATCCTTTAAAGATTGTCAAAGGTACTGAGATTGATACTGAGTTTAACAACATTGCTACTGCTGTTGGCACTAAAACAGACAATGCTTCTGCTGCAATTACTGGTGGCTCAATTACTGGCATTACCGATCTAGCGGTTGCTGATGGTGGTACAGGTGCATCTACGGCTACTGCGGCTTTGAATAACCTTTTGCCTAGCCAAACAAGCAATGCAAATAAGTATCTTCAGACTGATGGCACAAACGCAACATGGGATGCCGTAAGTCTTTCAACTTCTGACATCACAGGAACTCTTCCTGTTGCCAATGGTGGTACTGGTGTAGATTCTTCCACAGGTACTGGTTCAGTAGTGCTGTCAAACTCACCTACATTGGTAACTCCAGCGTTAGGAACTCCTGCTTCTGGTGTAGCTACAAATTTAACAGGTTTACCAATTTCTACTGGTGTAAGTGGTTTAGGTACTGGTGTTGCTACTTTCCTTGCTACGCCATCCAGTGCAAACTTAATTGCGGCTGTTACTGATGAAACAGGATCAGGCGCTTTAGTGTTTGCCAATAGCCCAACCTTGGTGACACCTGCCTTGGGTACGCCATCCGCATTGGTTGGCACAAATATCACGGGAACTGCATCTGGATTAACTGCTGGCAATGTCACCACAAACGCAAACTTAACTGGTGCAGTAACTTCTGTTGGCAATGCCACTTCTTTGGGGTCATTTAGTTCAGCTAACCTTTTAGGTGCTTTGACTGATGAAACAGGAACAGGCTCTGCTGTCTTTGCCACAAGCCCAACACTTGTTACACCTATTCTTGGTACACCTACTAGCGCAACACTGACCAATGCAACTGGTTTGCCTTTGACAACTGGAGTAACAGGAACATTGCCAATTGCCAATGGTGGCACTAACGCAACAGATGCGGCAACCGCTAGAACTAATTTGGTGGTGGCAGGTACTGCGGTATCAAATACATTCTCAGCCAATCAAATTGTTTCGGTTACAGATAACACCAACGCTGCTCTACGTGTTACTCAAACAGGCACAGGCAACGCTTTGTTGGTTGAGGATTCCGCTAACCCTGATGCAAGTCCATTTGTTGTTGATAACGCTGGTCAGGTGATTGTCGGCAATGATTCGGCCATAACCTATGCGTCTGGAGCAACGCCACAATTGCAAGTTAATAAAGCTGGCGCTGAACAAATGGGTATTTCAAGGTTTAGTGCTGATAATGGGTCAAACTCATTTGTGTTTTTGAAAAGTCGTGGCGCAACTATTGGAGCATTTGATGTCGTTGCATCAGGCGATGGATTAGGAACAGTTGGCTGGTATGGCGCAGATGGGGCGTCAGGTATTCAAGCCGCATCCATAACATCTTCCGTAGACGGGACTCCCGGCACTAACGATATGCCCGGTCGCCTTGTTTTCAGCACAACGGCTGATGGAGCGTCAACTCCTACTGAGCGTGTGCGAATTGACAGCACAGGTCAAACCAAGTTCAGTTACAACGCAGTAATTGAAACTACAGACAATACTAATGCGGCTTTGCGTATTACTCAACTTGGCACAGGTAACGCTTTGTTGGTTGAGGACACGACTAATCCTGATAATTCTCCGTTTTTGATTGATGCAGCTGGCGCAGTTATTAAAGGCTCAACTTCTTTATATGCAAGTTTAGGGGCTACACCACAAGTTCAAGTTAATGGAATTGGTGTAGGTGATAGCACTGTTGCTGTAAATAGCTGGAGAAATTCAAGTGGTTCAGGTGGCCTGATTGCATTAAATCACTCAAAAAGTGGAATTATCGGTACTTTTGCGCCGCTTATATCTGGCGATTCAATTGGTTCCATGGCTTTTTCGGGCGATGATGGAACAGCATTTATTCAAGCCGCATCAATTTTAGCCTCAGTAGACGGAACACCCGGCACTAACGACATGCCGGGTCGCCTTGTCTTCAGCACAACTGCTGATGGCGCAAGCACACCTACTGAGCGTATTCGCATCACCAGTGCTGGCAAGACAGGCTTTGCTACATCAGCCCCCGCATCAACAGTCCATGTGGCTGGTGACACCATCCTGAGCAACGTCAACGTAATTGGTGCAAGCTACGACAGTGTGTCTTTCTCTGTTGCGGGAGAGGAGATAACGCCAACTGATTTGTTTTTTAGCCCTGACGGATTGAAGATGTACATTGTGGGTTCAGCAGGCGATGATGTAAATGAGTACAACTTATCTACGGCTTGGGTTGTTTCTTCTGCGGTGTTTGTAACCAGTTTTAGCGTAGCTGGTCAAGATAGCGGCCCTTCAGGATTGTTCTTCCGTGCTGATGGCACTAAGATGTACATGGTTGGTTTTACAAATGATGTTGTGTTTCAGTACACTCTCAGCACACCTTGGTCTGTTGCAACAGCGTCTTACGACAACATTTCTTTTTCTGTTGCAGGGCAAGAAGCAACACCCAGTGCAATTTGGTTTAGGCCAAATGGGTTGTCAATGTACATAATTGGAAGCAGTGCTGATACGGTGTTTCAATACACGCTGTCAACTGCTTGGAACGTATCAACAGCTACCTTGTTGCAATCGTTTTCAATATCAGGCCAAGAGGCATCGCCAAATGGAATGTGTTTTACAGGAGATGGCTCACGGATGTTTATCACTGGTAGTACAGGTGATGACGTTAACGTCTATAACTTGACAACACCTTGGGACATTAGCACAGCAGCGTTTGTTAACGTGTTCAGTGTGGCTGGACAAGACATAACGCCTTCAGGAATTTACATCAAGCCTGATGGCACAAAGATGTACATTGTTGGTTCAACTAACGATGCTGTATATCAGTACACAGTACCAAGCATTGACATCCAACTGACAGGCCAAACTTCTGTTGCGGCTTTGGAAGTACAGCAAGACTTGACTGTCTACGGCAACACTCAGGCTTATAAAATTTCTGCTAGTAATGGCGTACTTGTTACTTCTCCCGCTGGTCTTGGCTACGGCACAGGCTCTGGCGGTACTGTTACTCAGGCAACAAGCAGGACAACAGGCGTAACACTGAGCAAGCCAAGTGGTGCAATTACCATGTTTTCGGCAGCAGGGTCAGCTACAGCGGCAACATTTACTGTGACAAATACATTGGTGGCGGCAACAGACACCATAATTTTGAACCAAAAGTCTGGAACAAATCTTTACGTTTTGTTGGTTACCGCAGTTGCTGCTGGTAGTTTTAATGTTACGTTTTACACAACTGGAGGCACTGCAACCGATGCTCCTGTAATCAACTTCTCATTGATTAAAGGAGTAACAGCATGACCAACCTCTACCTAAAATTTATAGACGAATCAGAGGCTACCGCCTTAGAAGCCTTTGCAGTAACACCTACTTTGCCTGTGCGAGTGTGGGGTTGAGAATGATTAACGAGACAGTTACTCATGAGCAGGTTTACCTTGAACAATCACTTGGCCTGATGCGCCACAATAAGGAGTAATCATGGCTACAACTGTAGAACAACTTTATACCCAGATTTTAGGTCGTGCGCCTGATCCTGAAGGGTTAGCTTATTGGCAAAATGCCTTTGGTGGTTCTGTTGACCCTATGGAGCAAGCATCTTTTCTGCAAGCTGCTCAAGCAGAATTGGCTAGACGTACGCCTGTTGAGCAAGTGGCTTTAGCTCCTAATTTAGTTGCTGCAACTACACCTCCTCCTGCGGTAACTAATGCTGATATTCTTGGGTGGTTAAATGCCAATCCTAACGCTAGTCCAACTCTTATCAATGAAACGATGAAAGCTGCGGGTGTTAGTGCTAACCAATACTTGTCGGCTACTGGCAAACCACTTGCAGGATCGCAAGCCACTGGAGTTAGTGGTATTTTTCCAGAGGGAATGCTTACTAATACTCAGTTAACAAGTGTTCCTGATAATCCTTTAGTTAAACTGTATCAAGATACATTAGGTAGAACACCATCCAAAGAAGAAATTGATAGTTGGAATTTTGGATCTACTATTGATGCACGAGAACTTGACAGATTCCTTGGTGCTGCACGAAATGAAGCTGTTAATACTATGCCAACAACAGGGGCAGCAGGAAAAATAGCTAGTGAGATTTTGGCTCAAGGAACTACAGATAAATGGGCTGGCGAAGGTTTTGGTTCTGCTCAAAAGAATGCCTATGACATGGGTGTAATGTTGGCTGGTCAAGGTCTTACTAGCATCAATGACTTTGGTCAACGCACTACTGCTGATGGAGAAACAGAGTTCTTCAATAAAGCCACAGGAGAGGCAATTAAGCCTTTCTATGACAGAGCAGGAGACAATATTTGGGGTGGAACTTTTGCTGGAAAAGACTCTACTGCTTATGGCGTTGAGTTTGATGCTTCTGGTAAACCTCTTTTTTATTCTCAATATGGTGGCGATAGTTCAGATGTTCCAAAATGGGTAAAACCTGCCTTAATTCTTGGCGCTGCTTACCTTGGTTTGGATGCCGCAGGATTATTAAGTGGTGGCGCAGGAGCGGCAGGCGCAGCAGGACTCACAGCCGCAGAAACAGCAGCATTAACCGCTGGAGACCTTGCAATAGGAGGTGGTGCTTATGGTGCAGGCACTTATGGTGCGGGAGCAGCAGGTGCAACAGGTTTAGGAAGTTTAACGGCAGGTATTACGCCAGCGCAGATTGCCGCATCAGAAGCCTTATTGCCCACAACAGGATTGCTAGGTGGCAGTCTTACGGCAGGTATAACACCTACTCAAATTGCGGCAACAGAAGCAGGATTGCCAATTGCAGGAAGTTTAACTTCTGGACTGACAGCGGCACAAATTGCGGCAGGTGAAGCGGCATTACCATCGGTCGGTGCGGCTTCTGTTTTGGGAGGAGCTGGTGGTGGAGCAACAACAAGTGTTCTTCCCGCAGCAGTTACAAACGCAATAACTAACGCAGGTGTAGGTTCTGTTGTTAATAGTGTTCTTGGTGGTGGAACAGGTGTTAGTAATCTGATTTCTGGTGGACTAGGAACAGCAGGTAATCTGCTTCAGATGCAACAATCTCGTGAAGCGGCTCAACAAGCGCAAGCCCGTATTGATGCTGAGACTGCGGCTGCTAAAGCATCTGCGGCTTTCAGACCTGTTGGCATGACTACTCGCTTTGGTACTTCACAGTTCCAAGTCGATCCTGTAACAGGTCAACTGACAAGCGCAGGATACACACTAAGCCCTGAAGCCAAAGCCCAACAAGACAGGTTCATGGCTTTGTCTCAACAAGGTTTGACTCAAGCTGAACAAGCACAGGCTCAATTTGCCCCTTTGCAAACAGGCGCTCAAAGATTGTTTGGTCTTGGTAATCAATACTTGGCTCAATCTCCTGAATCTGTCGCACAGAACTATCTCAATCAACAGATGGCTTTGTTGCAACCAGGCAGAGAGTTAGAGTTAGCTAATCTGCAAAACAGATTACAACAACAAGGTCGTGGTGGTTTGGCTGTTGCTCAAGGCGGTACTATGGGTGCTACAACTCCTGAACTACAGGCTTTGTTTAATGCCAGAGCGCAACAAGAGGCTATCTTGGCGGCTCAAGCTCAACAAGCGGGTCAACAACAGGTTGCCTTTGGTGCGGGATTGCTTGGTACAGGTGCTCAAACAATGGGTCAGTACTATGGTGGTCAACAAGCTGCTTATTCTCCTTACACAACCGCAATGGGTCAGGTTCAAGGCTTAGAGGCTTTGGGTCAACAGCCCTTCACTTTAGGCGCACAACTTGGTCAAACAGCATCTACAGCAGGTGCAAGAGCAGGTCAATTAGGACTAGAAGGTGCTAGATTGAGTACCGCTTTGGCAACAAGTGCTGATGCAACTAGAAACCTTGGCGCTCAAAGTCTGAT